ACAGAGTTTAAGTGTCCGCGCTGCGCCTACGAATGGAGCGGACAACCGCGATGACTAAAAGACGCGACAGGGGGGGGGCAAGGAGGTTGCACATTCCAGACAACTTGCCCTGCCCAACAATTATGGCAGGCGGGGTCGGATCAGTAAACACAAGCCAATACACTATTGAAAAAACTACAATGAACGACTCGCAATCAAAACCTCCCTATCGCGTCCCGTCGATGATGGAAATTGCCGCAATCCCGTGGAACGGATTTACGGCAGCATCGACCTTTAGTGGGTGCGGCGGGTCTTCTCTGGGCTACCGAATGGCGGGCTTCCGCATCCTCTATGCGAACGAGTTTATCCCAGCAGCGCAAGACAGCTACCGCGCCAACGCTGCCGACTACACCTTCCTCGATACGCGCGACATCCGCACGGTGCAGCCGCACGACATTCTTGAAAAAATCGGCCTCGCTCCCGGCGAGCTTGATTTGTTCGACGGCTCGCCGCCCTGCGCGTCTTTCTCTACGGCGGGCAAGCGCGAGGCGGGGTGGGGGAAAGTTAAGAAATATAGCGATAGCGAGCAACGGACGGACGATCTGTTCTTTGAGTTCGCCCGACTCTTGCGCGGCTTGCAGCCGAAAACCTTTGTCGCGGAAAACGTCAGCGGCCTCGTCAAAGGAACAGCCAAGGGCTACTTCCTCGAAATCCTCCGCGAGCTAAAGTCTTGCGGCTACAAGGTAGGCTGCAAGGTTCTCGACGCGCAATGGCTTGGTGTTCCGCAGGCGCGGCAGCGGACAATCTTTGTCGGAGTGCGGAATGATTTGCCCGCGGAGCCAGCGCATCCCAAGCCGTTGCCCTATCGCTACAGCGTAAGGGACGCGCTGCCGTGGATCTACAAGGTAAAGATTGGCCCGCTGCAAACAGATTGGAAAGATTCGAGCGATCGTCCGTCACATACAATTATTGCTGGCGGCGAGCGACCGAGTGAAAACGCCTATACAGCAAGGGCAACCTTTGTCGAAGCCGAAACGGATATTAGTCGATATGCCATTGGCGCCGAGTGGGAGCGCATGAAAAAGCCCGGAACCCAAAGCGAAAAATATTTTCAGCTTCAGCGTCCGTCCCTTAACGAACCATGTCCGACAATTACGCTGGGAGCGGGAGCCTTATCCTGCGCTGGAGTTGTTCATCCTACCGAAAAAAGAAGGTTTTCAATAGCCGAACTAAAACGCATCTGCGCCTTCCCTGACGACTTCAAACTGACTGGAACCTACGCGCAACAATGGGAGCGATGCGGTCGATCCGTGCCGCCCGTAATGATGTCGCATATTGCCGCGACGATCCGCGACGAAATCCTTCGCAAGCTATGACCATTCCGCGCGATTGGACGTTTAAGACATCAGACGTTGCCGGGGCTTTTGACCGCCATGTGCGCGAGCAGCTTCCTTGGTATGACCTTACAACTGGCGTTGTCGCTCATGTCGCGCGTCACTACATCCCGGAAGGCGGAAGGGTTTATGATATAGGAGCAAGCACGGGAAACATCGGCGCGGCGATAGCGGAAACGCTTGTCGCGCGGCGTGCCGAGTTTGTCCCTATAGACAATTCCGCAGCGATGGCCGACATCTATTGCGGCCCCGGCGAGCTTGTCATCGCAGACGCCTCAGACTTCGACTATCAGCCCTTCGACCTCGCCGTTCTTTTCCTTTGCCTTATGTTTGTCCCGCCTGCGAAGCGCGCCGACTTTATCGCGCGCCTCCGCGAGCGATTGCGTCCGGGCGGGGCGATCATCGTCTTCGACAAGTGCGAACCCGCAAGCGGTTATGTTGCCACGGTTCTCTGGCGTCTGGCGTTAGCCGGGAAGGCGGCGTCGGGAGTCGAGGCCAAGGAGATACTTGCCAAGGAGCTTTCCCTCGGTGGTGTTCAGCGTCCTATCTGCCCGCGAGAGCTTGATCCTGCGACCGAAATATTCCGCTTTGGCGACTTCGCGGGATGGGTCATAGAAAAATGACCCTCACCGCACAACTTGACCGCAGCCTGCGCGATGTCTTCGCCCCTATCGACAACCGCGAAGTCTGGGAATGGGCCGAGGATGAAATCGTCCTAACCCGCCGCCAGACCGAAACGCCGGGGCCGTATTCAACCTTGCTCACGCCTTACGTCCGCGAGCCGCTACAAGCCTTTGCCGATCCTGCCGTCACCGACCTTTGCCTGTGCTTTGGATCACAGACAAGCAAGACCACCGCAATGATGATCGGCACAGCATGGCGCATGGTGAATAACCCCGTGCCGTCTATCTGGGTTATGCCTTCGGAACACTTAGCCCGCTCCTTCTCCGAGAATCGCTGGCAACCAATGGTCGATGACTGCGACAAGCTGCGCGCTCTCAAGCCGAGCAACGTGCATCGCTTCAAGACGCTTGAGCAACAATTCCGCGACTGCACGCTGACCTTCATCGGCTCCAACTCTCCCGCGAACCTTGCCTCGCGCCCTGCGGGTTTGTTGGTCATGGATGAAACAGACAAATTTGCCATGCCGAGCGAGCGCGAAGCCGGGGCCGTAGCCTTGGCCGAGAATCGCACCAAGAGCTACACGAACGCCCTGCGCGTAAAGTCATCGACCCCGACCACCCCGGAGGGGGAAATTTGGCAAGCCTTTCAGCAAGGCGACCAGCGTTTCTATTTTGTCCCGTGTCCGCATTGTAACGCCATGCAACGCCTGCTGTGGGGGCAAGTGAAGTGGGACACCGCCGCGCGCGGGGAAGACGGCGCGTGGAACGAGGACACTGTTCGGGCCTCCGCTTACTACGAGTGCGAGTCGTGCAAGGGTAAGATCACGGACGGACACAAGACCCGGATGCTCCGCGCCGGGGAATGGCGCGCGACAAACCCGAACGCCGCTGCCGGGAGGCGCAGCTATCACCTCAATTCGCTTTACGCCCCGTGGCGGTCGTGCGGCTTTGGCGAGCTTGCCGTCATCTTCCTGCGGCAAAAGGCTTCGCTTCTCGGCCTGCAAGATTTCGTCAACGGCGCATTGGCCGAGCCGTGGGTCGAGGACGCCGACAAGGAGCAAGAGGTTAAGACCGCTGCCAGCGATTACTTGAGCGGCGACCGATGGGACGAAGCCGAGTTCTCCGCAATGACCGTGGACGTTCAAGACCAAGGCGGGCGACATTTCTGGTGTGTCATCCGCGATTGGTCAAAGGACGGACGCTCGCGCGGAAGATTTGCGGGGCGGATTGAAACATGGGATGACTTGGAAAAGCTACGCGAGGAACACGAGATCCGCCCGCCGTGCGTCTTTGTCGATTCCGCCTTCGCCTCGCGGGAAGTTTATTTCGCCTGCTGCCGCTTTGGCTATGTCGCCCTACGCGGCAGCGACAACGAGAGTTTCACGTGGAACGACAACGGGCGCAAAGTGCAGCGCGCTTACGCCCGCCCGGAACGCGGTGATCCTGCGGGCGGGGGAAGATGGGATGCCGGGACGCTCGCGCGTCGAACGTGTCCGCTCATTAAATTCTCCGCGCCAACGTGCGAGGATATTTTAGACGCACTACGCCGCGCCGATCCGGTGCGCTGGGAATTTCCCAAGGACTTCGCGCTTGATTGGCACGAACACCTTGCCAGCACGGTGCGGAAGAAACTCCGCAACGCCGTGACGGGGAAGGTCACGACGAAGTGGAGCGTGGTCAAGGGCAGGCCGAACCACTTGCGCGACTGCGAGAAAATGCAAGTGGTCGCCGCCCTGCTCGCCAAGGTCTTAACCCCTGCCGCCGAGCGCCCCAAAGAGAAGGCAACCCCGTAAAGCGGTCATTTGCAGGGGTTTAGGGGGGTGGAAAAAAAGATGAAAAAAGGTGAAAAAATCCCTTTACAAAGGCAAGCGGTTGTCTTAAATTATCCCCGTTATGAGAACACAGAACACCAAGACGGGCGCGGAGAACACCACGGCTGCGCTCAGGCACCTCGTGCATCTTAAAAATCGCGGCGGCACTCATTTTGCCGTTGCGGAAATTAGCGCAAGCAAGCGCCCAAGCAGCGACCTTGAATTATTCAAAGCCGTGGCAGCATCTGGCGGCGCTTACGTCTGCGCGTTTCGCGGCTACGCTTACGACCTTATGAATCCAGAATGGATTAGCGCCGAGGAATTTGAGCGCAACTGGATTGGAGATTAACTGACCTCCCTCCCGCCCCCGCA